GACAGACGTTTTATCAGTTCCCATCCGGCGTTCGTCGTAGACTGCTTTTGACAGGACAAACCTAATGCAAGTTTTGAAGCAATCGACAGCCGCAACGATACTCGTAGGGCCAGTGCTAGACGCAGATGGAGCAGCGTACACAGCAGCAGTGATCGGTGATTTCAACGTCACCAAGAACGGCTCGACAGCAGCGATGGCATCGGCAGCAACCGCAACGCATGACCATAACGGGATGTATCTGATTGCACTAACAACGGGCAACACGGATACAATCGGGCGTGTGGATATAAGCATGAACAAAGCGACGTATGGCATGAGCAATCACAGGTACGAGGTGCTGACAGCAAATCAATTCGACGCACTCGTCACTAATGGCACAGTTACGCCAGCAGAGATACAAAGCGGGCTTGCGACGACATCGCAGTTGACCACTGTTGAGGGCAAGATTGATACGATTGATGATTTTGTGGACACCGAGGTAGCAGCAATAAAGGGCGTGACAGATAAGCTTGATACGACAGTTGAGGTGGATGGCGCAGTGTATCGGTTTACGACCAATGCGCTAGAGCAGGCACCGAGCGGCAGCACGACGGTGCAGGTTGCACCACTTCAGTCTGTCGCGCCTAATCGAGTCGCGGGCACGGAGATCGTAACTTATCTGTACGACGTATCTGCCATAGGACCGATCGCAGTGACAGATGCCGACGGAACTGCCATCGACCTTTCGGCGCTGACCCTAAAGGTTTGCATCGAAAAGATTGACGGCACAGTGCTAGCCAATGTGACGCCGACTATAAGTGGAGGGTCAGGTAATCAAGTTACTTTCACACCCAATGCAGACTCGGTCGCCAAGACTGGCACCTATCGGTGGTCACTGAGGCAAACGAGTAATAACCAAGTTTATGCACTTGGGGACTTCGTCGTCGATCCCGCTGCGAGAATTAGCTAATGATGACATTATGCGCCTGCGGTGCATCGCACGATCGTCGCGAGGCGTGCTCAGCGTGCGGGAGAGGCAAGGCACCGACACACCACAGGAAAACAAAAGAACGTGGCTACGGAAACGACTGGAGGCAGATGTCCGAGCGTATTCGCCACGAAGAACCGCTTTGTGTCGATTGTTTGAAGAAGGGCAAAGTTTGGCCTGCCGATGAATGCCATCACTTAGTCAAGATCAAAGATGCACCTCATTTGCGTTTAGATCGAGATAACGTGATTCCACTCTGCAAGCAGTGTCACCAAGAAAGAACGGAGAAAGGCGAATGAACGGTATTACAGGACGGTCGGGCGGCGGCAGGCTTCATGGGCAATTTGATCCATCGGAGTATGATGGTGGGCCTGTGAAGTCGAAGGGAATGTCCGAGGCGCAGTCTGACGCTTGGGACGAAGTGATCGATCGACTGCCACAGGAAGCTTTACGAAAGTGCGATAGCTACTTACTCTTCGAGCTTTCTGGCTACGTCGTGGCTAGCAGAAAGATTATGGAGCAGTGGTTGCTTGATCCAGCAGCTCCTGATTTGGCACGGATAAAGAACCAGATCACGCAAAAGCTACAATCACTATCAGGACTGTTTGGTTTGTCGCCAGCAGACCGCAAAAGAATCCAGATTGCCACTCCTAAAGAAGAAGAGGATGAACTAAGCGAATTCACATGATTACCCACGTCTCGGCCAAGGATAAAGTTGAATCGTATGTCAGCGGCGTGCTCGATGGCACTATCGTCGTTGGCAAATGGGTTCTCTTGGCGATTCAGCGGTATTTGAAGGATATTGGTCGGCAGGACACGGAAGCCTTTCCTTTTCATCTGGACGAAGATGCCGCAGAAAAAGCCTGCCGCTTTTTTCCTAAGGTTCTCAGGCATTCCAAGGGTGAATGGGCAGGACAGTCTTTTCACCTAGAACCTTGGCAATGTTTTATCATTTGGAATCTGTTTGGATGGAAACGCGAAGATGGCACACGCCGGTTTCGTGAGGCAGTCATTCTTGTGGCGCGAAAGAACGGCAAGACGCAGCTCGGCGCGGGCATCGCGCACAAGGCAGCAGTGGCAGATCAGGAAGCGGTATCGGAGGTCTACTGTGCCGCGACCAAAAAAGAACAGGCAATGGTTCTGTTTGATGAAGCGGAACGAATGGTAAGTAAAGCGCCTGCCCTAGCAAAACACGCACAGTGCAGGCATCACCGCATCTTATATCCGGCGACCGGCAGCAAGATCATGCCACTAGGCTCGGATAAGCCGTTTGACGGATTGAATCCGCACGCTATCCTGCTTGACGAATTGCATGCTTGGCGCGATCACCATAAGCCATTCTACGATACGATGGTTACTGCATCCGCTGCGCGCAGGCAACCTATGCTGATGATCATTACCACCGAAGGCGATACAAACTCTAAGCTCTGGATCAACGAACGAAATTACTGCTACGGCATTTTGTCGGATTTTTACCAAGACGAAACCGTCTTTGCGATGCTTTACGCGATCGACGAAAAAGACCAGTGGGACGATTCGAGCGTGTGGGTAAAAGCAAATCCTAATCTCGGGGTCAGCGTTAAACAGGATTACCTAATTGAATTCTGCAATAAGGCTCGACATAACAGCGAGAAGCGAAACCAATTTTTGCGATACCACTGCAATCGTGTTGTGTCGGCAACAGAATGGGGCATCGATTTAGGTGCTTGGAAAAATCTAGGAGCACCCCTAAGTAATTGGCATGATGCCGACTGCGCGACTGTTGGCTTTGACCTCGGAGGCTGGGACGACCTTGCAGGTGTTGCCTACTGCGCTCGCTTTGAGGATGGCATCGAGAATGACGCTGAGGGTCGTGAGCGGACTAGCTACCGCTATGAATTTAAGACGCAGGCATTTATCTACGCTGATTCCAAGCGTGATATCTCAAAGTTACCTTGGCTTGACTGGTGCCATAACGGACTATGTAAGCGCGAAGAGTTTGTAATCGGCGCGATCAAAAAGCAGATTCTTGCAGATCATGAAACTTACGGGTTTGAGGCAGTTGCCTTTGATCAGTTTAACGCTCAGCAACTCGGAGAAGAGTTGACTAGCGCAGGCATCAAATCAATTAGCTTTCGTCAGAACTTTCTAATGTACAACGAACCGCTACACAACTTTCTAAACCTGCTGGAGCGTGGCAAGATTCGTCACGACGGAAATGATCTGCTGGCGTGGTGTGCAGGCAATCTTGCCATCAAGCGTGATTCGGCGGACCGCTGGATGCCTTGCAAGAAATCGTCCAAAGATAAAATTGATCCGCTTGTTGCTTGCCTCATGGCGTTTCGCCTAGCAATGCTTTCCCCGCCTAAACCCAAGGGCAGTCTATTCGTTTACTAGGAGTTTTCGATGGCAACACTTGCCCGGCCTGTGCAATGGCTAATTGACTTTTTTACTGGCGGATCGCCTGAAGGCGACAGGCGAGTCACTGTAGACTCGGCACTAAGTTACGCACCGATATGGTATGCAGTCAACAAGATTTGCAACAACATCGGACAATTACCTCTTAACTTTTACCGCAAGACTGAGGAAGGCAAGGAACGCGCCGCCGACGACGACCGCCACATGCTTTTGCATTTGAAGCCGAATGCGTTTCAGACCGCAACGATATTTAAGGCACAGGTGATGAGTCACGCTCTGCTTTGGGGCAATGGACGCGCCTACATCAATCGTAGCGGGCGCAGGATTGCTGAGCTTATTCCCATACTGCCAGATCGCACCATTACGGTTTTAATCAATGGCGAAAAGTATCATTTAACAAAGCCCGATGCCAACGATCGACTGTCTTTATTTGAAGCGGTTAGCCAAGAAGTTGGACTGCGCGATGTGGTAATCCTCAAGGACGAAGATGTCGTCCATATTCCAGGATTCGGCTACGACGGCATCGAAGGCTTGTCACTGCTTCAGATCGCGGCCCGCAGCTGGAATGCCGGTATCGCGGGCGACAAACGATACAACACCCAGGCGTCCAAAGGGTTTTCTGCCAAATTTATGATCGAAGCGCCCAGTGGCATG